TGAAAGGACCTCAAGATATGATACAATACTATAATCAGGCTTATGAAAAAGCTCTGATGTCGTATGCGATTGAACAACAAGGTCGAAGACGCAGAGATGAATATCAAGATGGAGTTATTCGTACTCAGTTAAAATCCGAATCCCCATCGAGTTATTAATAATTAAGGAGATAAAATAATATGACAAATATAATACCTAATAGTTTTAGAGGTGCTCTATTTCAAGCTAATCACAATTTTAAAGCTTCAGGTGGAAACGTTTTTAAACTGTCTCTGTATGTTGGAAGTGGATCTTTTCCATACACAGATGCAAGCACGGTATATTCAGCTACTGACGAAGTAAGTTCTGGTGGAAGTTCTAACTATGCGATTAAAACTTTAACTAATCTTGGAGTGGCTTCAAGTACTGCGGTTGCTTCAGTTGACTTTGATAATGTAACGTGGACAAGTGCAACTTTTTCTGCAGCTTATGCAGCGATATACAATTCTAGTACAGTTGATGGTACAGCAAATAGACTAGTAGTGGTTTTAGATTTTGGTGGAAGTAAGACAGCAACGAATGGTGATTTCACTATTACGTTCCCTGATCCAACTACACCTGCTAATGCAATTATTAGTATGAGTTAAGGAGAAAATTTATGGCTTTAGTTATAAATGATAGAGTAAAAGAAACTAGTACTACTACAGGTACAGGCACATTAAATCTTGCCGGTGTTGTAAGTGGTTTTGTAACTTTTGTTGCAGGAATTGGTAATAGTAATACAACTTATTATGCTATTCACGAACAAGGAACAAGTAAATGGGAAGTTGGTATTGGTACAGTAACCGATGCAACACCTGATACTCTTGCAAGAACTACAGTTTTAAATAATTATTTAGGAACTACAGCTAAAATTTCTTTTGCAGGAACTTTAGATGTATTTTGTACAATGCCTGCAAGTAAATCGGTTTACCTAGATTCAACAGGTACACCAGTAGGAGCAGCGTCAGCCGGCTTTGCATTAGCAATGGCGGTTGCATTATAAATAGGAAAAAAATATGGCACAAGATTTTAGAAATGATTTACAATCCGCGGTTGGAACAACACCTGTAAACTTAATTGTTGCAGGAGATTATGATGCAGTAATTGGAATTAGAATTTGTAATATTTTAACTTCTACAGTTGAAGTTGATGTTTACATAACTAATAGTGGAAACAAATACATCGCCAAAGATGTTGTAATTCCACCAAACTCTGCAATCGAATTAATTCAAGGTGGTGCAAAAATTGTTTTAAAAAATGGCGATACATTAAGTGCAGTTTCAAATACAGCTTCGTCTGTAGATATTGTTACTTCTTATATTGACACAATTAGTTCGTAGGAGGAATTATGACGGCAATAGTAAATGGAATCCAATATATTGGGGGGCAGACAGCTCCTAACGAATTTATAAATAATCAAGCGTCCACAATCGATGGTACGCAAACAATTGAAAATGCAGTTTTAGCAGGACCTATTACTATTCCTGCAACTGTAACAGTAACAGGGACATTGGTAATAGTATAATGAGTAAAATAGAAGTAGATCAGGTAGATCCGCAATCAGGTACAACCTTAACTTTAGGTACGTCCGGAGATACAGTTAGTATTCCTTCAGGTGTAACTTTAGCTAATGCAGGAACAGTTACAGGTATTCCAACCTCTGCTCTTACAGGAACAATTGCTTTAAATCAAATGGCTACTGGTACAGATGGAAACATTATTTCATATGATGCATCTGGTAATCCAGTTGCAGTCGCAACAGGAAATGCAGGACAAGTTCTAACTTCAGCGGGTGCAGGTGCACCTCCGACTTTTGCAGCAGCTAGTGGTGAAAGTAACACCCCAGCTTTTTTAGCTTATGCAAATGCAGACCAATCAGGTATATCAGGAAATACTTATACAAAAATTACTAATTATGGTGTTGAAGTTTTTGATACAGATAATAAATTTGCAAGTGGAAGTACATTTACACCTGGAGTTGTTGGAAAATATTTTGTTTTTGCAACTGTATATGGACAAACAAATAATGGTTATAGAAGTTTTTTAGCTCTTTTTGTAAATGGAAGTAATTATGTAGCATCAGCTCAAACAACTGGATCATCTGACAACCATCCACAACAAGTTACTGCAATAGTAGATGTAACAAACACATCTGACTATATTGAAGTATATTATAATAATACTTATACAGGTGGAACTACAACAGCATATTCAAGTGGAGTAGAAGTTAAATTTGGAGCATTTAGAATTATAACGTAGGAATATTATGGCGTCATTATATACAAAGACTAAACTTTTTTTAGAGGCTAACTCAAAAACTTGGGATGATACAAAAGTATCTTTACAAAATAATTCAGATGGCAATGGAGCTTTTATAGCTTCTTGGAGTTATGATATTGCTAAACCAACTACTGAACAATTAGCAAGTTATGAAACTGCTAGTGATACAGAAGAAGCATTACAAGTAGTTTTAAATAATAGAAAAAATGATTATCCATCAATAGCAGATCAGCTTGACAAAATTTATCATTCAGGAATAGAAGAATGGAAAAAAGTAATTAAAACAACAAAGGACAAGTACCCTAAATGAGTGAAGTAAAAGTAAATAAAATTAGCCCACGATCCGGCACAGGTGTACAGCTAGGAGATAGTGGCGATACTATAACTATTCCTTCAGGCGCAACTTTAGCTAATGCAGGAACAGCAACAGGTTTTGCTAGTATTGCTTGGCAATCAAGTATTGTTACAGCCGCAACTCATACAGCATCAGCTGGACAAGGTTTATGGCTTGATACTAGTTCTAATGCAATTACACTTACACTACCATCTTCTCCATCTGTTGGAGATCAAGTAATTTTTACAGACTATGCAAGAAATTGGAATACTAACGCAGTAACTTTAAATTTAAATGGATCAAAATTTCAAGGCAACACAAGTCCTAACCCTGTTTATAATACTGATGGTCAATCAGTAGATATTGTTTTTTCAGGAACAACTAAAGGTTGGATTCCTAATTCAGATGATGATGTAACTTTTGAAACTCCACAAACATATGATATAGAAATGCTTGTTATCGCTGGTGGCGGTGGTGGTGGAGGTTGGTATTATGGTGGTGGTGGTGGAGCAGGTGGTTATAGAACATCAACTCAAGGTATGTCTGCTGGAGTTGCACTTACAGTAACAGTTGGAGATGGTGGTACAGCTGGTGGAAATGGTGCAAAAGGAACTAGTGGAAATAATTCTTCTATTTCAGGAACTGGACTAACTACAATAACATCAGCAGGTGGTGGAGGTGCAGGTGGAGATTCGCCAAACAAAGCAGGAATTGATGGAGGTTCAGGTGGAGGAGGTGCTGGTTATTCTAGTTCAGCAGGTGATGCTGGTTCAGGAAACACTCCAAGCACAAGTCCAAGTCAAGGTAATGATGGTGGTTCTAGCATAACAGGTGGAGTATATGGTGGTGGTGGAGGAGGAGGTGCTGGTGGTGAAGGTGCTGATTCATCTACTGATAATGGTGCAGCAGGGGGTGCTGGAACAGCATCTTCAATTACAGGATCATCAGTCACAAGAGCTGGTGGTGGTGGAGGTTCTGGTTCAAATAATGGTAGTGCCGGTGGAGCTCTAGGTCCTGGTGGTGCTGGTGGAGGTGGTAATGGAGGTAGAGAATCTCCAGCAGTTACAGGTACTGCAGGAACAGCTAACACAGGTAGTGGTGGTGGAGGTGCTGCATCTCCGGGCGCACAAGGAGGAGCAGGAGGAAAAGGTGTAGTTATTTTAAGTATGCCAGATGCAAAATATTCAGGAACTACAACAGGAAGTCCAACAGTAGCTACAGGAGTTTCAGGTAAAACAGTTTTAACATTTAACGGATCAGGGAGTTACACAACATAATGGCTAGTTTTGCAAAAATAGGATTAAATAATAAAGTAATAGAAGTTCAATCTGTAGTAAATGAAGTTTTGCACGATAGCAATGGTGTTGAACAAGAAAATATTGGAATAGATTTTTTAACTAAATTAACAGGATGGGCAATTTGGAAACAAACTTCTTATAATACTTTTGGTGGTGTGCATTCATTAGGACAAACACCTTTAAGAAAAAATCACGCAGGAGTAGGTTATACATATGATGAAGACAGAGATGCTTTTATACCACCTAAACTTTATCCGTCTTGGATATTAAACGAAGAAACTTGTCAATGGGATGCACCAGTTGCTTTACCTGACACAGAAAATAGATATAATTGGAATGAAGAAACACAACAATGGGATTTAGATGAGTAGTATAATAAAAGTAAATACAGTTCAGGATACAGACGGTAATAATATTATCAACGAAAATGCTAATACTATTACTATAGGAGCTTCTGGTGATACAATATCAATTCCTGCTGGCGCAACTTTAGCTAACAGTGGTACTGCTACAGGATTTGCAAGTATTGCTTGGCAATCTTCAATTGTAACAGCTGCTACTTTAACAGCAGAAGCAGGAAAAGGATATTGGATTGATACAAGTTCAAATGCTTGTACAATAACTTTACCAGGTTCTGCTTCAGTGGGAGATCAAATAATTTTTACAGACTACGCTAGAAATTGGGCAACTAACGCAGTCACAATAAATCAAAACAGTTTAAAATTTCAAGGAAATACAAGTCCTAACCCAATTTATAATACCAATGGTCAATCAGTAGATATTGTTTATTCAGGAGCAACTAAAGGTTGGATTCCTAATTCAGATGATGATGTAACTTTAGAAACTCCACAATTTGTTGGAACAACAAGTTTTTTAGTTGTAGCTGGTGGTGGTTCGGGTGCATATGATCAAGGAGGTGCTGGTGGAGCTGGTGGTTATAGAGCATCTTATAACTCTGAAGCGTCTGGTGGAGGTGGTTCTGCTGAATCAGCCTTAACACTTACTCAAGGAACAGTATATACAATTACAGTAGGTGCTGGTGGTGCGGCAAGGACTGGATCACCTGCGATAGGTCTTAATGGAGTTAATTCATCTATTTCTGGTTCTGACATTACAGATATAATTTCTGTTGGCGGTGGAGGAGGTGGTTCTGGTTCTCCTAATGCTGGTTTAGCTGGTGGTTCTGGAGGTGGAGGTTCTGGTGGAGGTGCTGGTAATGCGGGTGGTGCTGGTACTGCTAACCAAGGTTTTGCTGGGGGTGCTAGTTATATTAGTCCTGCTAATCCTGGAGAAGATTCTGGTGCTGGTGGTGGAGCTGGTCAGGCTGGTAATAATCCCGTGGTTAAAGGTGGAGATGGAGTAGCATCAACAATTACAGGTTCATCAGTTACAAGAGGTGGTGGCGGTGGTGGAAATGATTATGGTAATAATAATAATAGAGCCGGTGGAGCTGGTGGTGGTGGAAATGGTGGAACAACTACTCCTGGAAGTGCCGCAAGTCCTGCAACTGTAAATACAGGCGGAGGAGGTGGTGCTGGAAGTGGTAACCCACCTTCCGATAGTGGTGCTGGTGGTAGTGGTGTGGTTATTTTAAGAGTTTTGACTTCAGAATATTCTGGTACAACAACAGGTAGTCCAACTGTTACAACAGATGGAACAGATACAATATTAACATTTAACGCATCAGGGAGTTACACACCATAATGGCACATTTTGCAAAACTAGGAATTGGTAATATAGTTGAAACAGTTGAAGTAGTATCTGATGATATTGCAACAACTGAACAAGCTGGTATGGATTTTTTAAATAATCTTTATGGATCAAGAGATGTTTGGAAACAAACTTCTTACAATACTACTGCTGGAGAACATAAATTAGGTGGTACACCTTTTAGAAAAAATTTTGCTGGTGTTGGTTATACTTATGATCAAACAAGAGATGCATTTATACAACCTAAACCTTTTAATAGTTGGGTATTAAACGAAACTACTTGTATTTGGGAATCACCTGTAACTAAACCAGAATTAACAGAACAAAATCTTCAAGATGGAAGTAGATATGTTTGGAACGAAGAAAACCAAACGTGGGACTTCATTGACAATTCCTAGAAAATAATATATTATAATTTCCATAAGGTGGTATGGAAAGAAATTTAAAAATTATTAATAATTTTTTAGATAAAGATTTTTTTGAAAAATTAAAAACACTCATTATAGAATCAGAATTCTCTTGGTTTAAAAGAGAAACTATGGTTGCTGGTACAACAGATAATTTAGGGTATTTTACTCATTCTTTTTATAATAATCATAAAGTAACTTCTGAAAGATATTATGAGTTTATATTACCTATTTTAAATAAACTAAATTCAAAAGCCACTATAACAGCAAGAGCAA